GATTAGTTAATCCTAGTGTGAAGTTACCCAACTCATCTTCAAATCCTAACATATACAAATGTATAATCGCTATTTTATTTAGTTCTTGAATAATTGATTTTTGTATTCTATTAATACTTCTAGCAAATCTAATATCTTGAATAGCTAAATTCTTACCCTCACCAACAACATCCTCAAATCCTAAAAAAGCTTTTGGTATTCTTAATGCGGCTAATAATTTTTTCTGAATATATTCAATATCAGCAATTTCAGCTAAGTTTTGTGCTCCAGGTAATGTGTCTATTGGATTAGGTGCAGCTAAATCCCTAACCGGTATAAAGAAGTCTTGGTCAACCGCCATTTGGTTATAACGTAAATCAACATTACCAGTATCTCTATCAACTATTGGGTCTCTTTTAAATTTATTAGCTACACGTTGTACATAAGCTTCAACATCTTGGTCTTCCATATTACCAACATAAACTTTAAAAACTCTACGTTCTGGAGCTCTAGAAGTTCTATAGATTAACATCGCGTCTTCAGCTAATAAAAGTTGTTTCCAAATCCTTCTAGATTTTTCTAACATAGAAGTACCATAAGGTAATCTTCTATCATCAGCTAATAATCTGAAATGAGCAACTTCCCATGTATTGAACTCCATATTTTTATTTTTCCAAATAAACTTAACTTCACGTTCTTCCTTATCTCCAGTTCTTGTTTCAAACGTATTCATTCCTTTCTCAATACGCTCTATTTCTATATTAGGTAATTGACTAGCACCAACAATACCCCTTTCTGGGTCTATTTTAAGATAAACAAAATTATCACCATATTTACATGTGTTCCTAACCCACATAGGTAAATTTGATTCTAAATCTAATACATTATTGAATAAATCACCTAGTATAGATTTTATTCTTTTAGATTCAGAATAAATATTTAACATATAACCTCTTTCTGAAATTGTGCACGCTTCTTCTGAAATAATATCCAACGCTGCTGATATTTCAGGTGTAAATTCCATAGATTCATAATCGTAATATGAAGCCAATCTAGTAGGTTCATAATAAACTGCTTGTGAATAAAGTTGGGATTCTATTTTTTGCCATTGGTTGGCCAAATATTGACCTTGTTGTAATTCTAATTTAGTTCTTTCGTAATCAACCTTAGAAGTTGTTTTTAATATATCTTTTTTATCAAAGTTATATGACCTTTTAGGTGACTGAGGCCCCTCAGCACCAAAAAGATTGTTTAATCTTTGAAATATCGTCATTCTATTTTGTTCTGCCATAACTATATAATTTTACAACATTTTTTTTTCTAGTAAACCTTTAAACAACATAATCACAATCAACATATGCTGCCTCTGTAGGTACCCCTTTATTTTCTTTACACACACCACCATAAACATAAGTAACACAATTGTCTACAGTAACACCATCACAAGTTTGACAGCAAATAACATCTTCTGGTTCTTTAGGTGCTAGATTACTGTTTTTGGTCATAAATTCAGTAGGTGTAGGTTTCCACGAATATACTGTAGTACCTAAAACTTGTCTTAGTAGTCTACCACTTCTGTATCTACCTCTAAAACCAAATCCACTTTTTTTTATTATTGCCATTTTACTAAATTATTTTAATCCTGTATACATCCATAAATAGTCTTTAGGGTCATTAGAAGATGGTGGAAGTGGATTACTAGATGCTCTACTTGGTTTAAAAACAGGTTGACCTTGATTCGGTCTAAATTTTCTTTCATCACTTATCCACGCATCTAACATCGCTTTAGCTTGTTCTACATTCTTTTTTAATTGTGTAAATGAATTTTGTGCTACATAAAGTGCCATACCTAAAGACATAATTAAATCATCATGATGTCCTTTCATATGGTCTGGTCTACCATTTATATAAACAAAAGTTTTTAATTCATTAACCAATCTTTGTGACCTAATTTTAAATCCAGTTCTTAATTGTTCCTCTAAAGCTTGTACTATTTGAGCTCTTTTACTATTAAAGTTTATACCTGGTGTTTTAGTATCTGGATTGAATTTCCACATTTCTTCAGCTTTAACACCATCATAATAAAAATCTTTATAACCTAATTCTAACATTTTTCTAGATGTAGCTACTCCCATACCACCAGTAATATCAATAACCACAAAACAACTATACTTTTTAGCCCATTTATTAGCTAAATCCGCAACAATATCTGGTGGTATCTTACCCAAATATTCTACAACTTGTTCTCTTTCATCAAAATCTATAATGATAAAACCACTAGAATCTTCACTATCACCCCTAGAAACATCTATACCCATAATATATTTGTGACCAGGTACTGGTTCTTTCCAAACCCATAAACCATTACCAACCCACTTTTCTATTGGTTCACAAATATGTTCTTGTATTTGTTCCATAGTTGTACTATTGATAACGTTGTCACCCGAACCTAAGAACGCACACTCTAACTCTTGTGATATCTTTCGTCTATCAAACTTTAATTTTTTACACATAGACTCAAACCAACTAGAAAAAGGTTTATAACCCATATCTAAATAAGTTTGATATTCATCTTGTTTTAAATTATATGCTATATCTTCTTCTTTATACTCATCTCTATTTAATAAGAAATGTACAATATCTTTAGTTTTAACCCAACCCAAATCTTTTGTAAATCTAGGGTCATAATACCAACTAAGATAACTTATTTTAAAATTATTTAATCCTCTAATTGATTGGTCAAATACTTCATAATAAATTTGGTCAAACCCATTTGGTGTTGATATTACTATTACTTTACCACCTGTAGCTAAAGATGCCATACAAGCAGCCCATAAATCACCACCAGATTCTATATATGCAGCTTCATCAAAAACTAATATAGTGGGAGTGTAACCCCTAAGAGCATCTACTGAAGTAGCGACTGCTTTAACTTCAGAACCATTATTTAATTTATAATGTTTTTGTGAATTTTTATCTTTATCAAAACCAACATTAATCCAATCAGGCCATTGTCTTAAAAAACCTTTAATTTTATTTGCCATTTCTGTAGCTGTATCTAACTTATTTGCTAGAATCAAAATCTTTTCTGGAGATTCTTTTGAGGCAAATTGTAGTTTTTTTGATATCCATCCTGCTGTTGCTGTTGATACACCAGCTTGTCTGTATTTTAAAACTATATTATCAGAGTAATTTTCAAAGTCCTCAATCATTTCCTTTTGTTCTGGAAATAACACAAAAGGAACATGTTTTTGTTGAGTATTGTCGTATGTTTGCAAATATGTTTTAAGTGCGTATGGTGTGTTACCATGACACTTAACATATTCTTGTATGAGTTCTTGTTTAGTCATTCCCATACTTATAAATATTTAAAATGTATTTTACTAAGATTTTGATTGGTTTCTAAGGAATTCTAATTCACCTTTTGATAAAGATGACATACCACTTCTACCAATTTTATCTAATATATCGTCAATATTATATTCTTTACCACCATCATTTTTTGGTAAATCTAGAGTACCTAATACGTCACCACCATCATCATACATAGTGTCACCTTCATCATCATAATATTCATCCTCATAAGATTCTTCATTTAATTGAGCTATGATATCATTAACCATCCTTTCTAATTCTTCTTTCCCTTCTTCTCCACCACTTAGAATTTTTTTAGCTAATCTAAACATGTCTTTAGCATCCATACTAGCAAACTCACTAAATAAATAATTTTGAATTTCTCTTTTATCGTCTTGTAATAATTCATGTGGATATGACTCTCTAAATTTTTCCCAAATAACTGGACCTAATCTTAAATCCCAAACTTCAGCAACTAAAGTATCTTCAGAATCCATAACTCTTTGAGCTTTATTTGGGTCGTCTGGTAATCCCTGAGTTGCCAATACCTCCATAACACCTTTAACTAACTCGTGAACTAATACTGGGAAAGTTATACCTCTAGCAATAACAGTTGGTGGGTCAGTGTCTGGGTCAACTTCTTCTTTACCAGCCATACTACTTCCACTCTGTGCCATCATCATTGTTGTTTGGTCTGGCATAATCCAATAAACCAAATCATTTATTGACATCATAACCCCATATAAATTAATTAGATTTGGGTCGATATTATTTAATTCATCCTCAACTAAATGAAACATGTAATGTCCTTTTTTAGAAGCTCCTTGTATTAATTGGTTTAAAAACCGTCTTTTTTGTTTCTCCAAATCAAAATCTTCGAATTCTTCCATAGCCTCTTCTTCAGAGTCCATTTGTTGTTCTTGTGATTGTCCCTGCATTCCAGACATATCTATCTGACCCATACCGACAATTTTAGCGTCAAATTGTAAAGCGTCTTCTGGAATTGCCATTTCTTCTCTAACTATTTTAACAGCTAATTCTTCTAATTCTTCTTTATGTTGTGATTCTAATTGTAATATTCTTTGTGTTGCCGCCATCATCATTTGTTGTAATTGCATGAATGATTGTGGGGTAACATTTCTTAATCCAGTATAAGTTTTAACTTTATCAACAACAGACTTAAACCTTTCAGAAGCTACTAATTCCTCAAATTTACTAGGAATCCCACTTGGGTCTACAGATGGAAACGCTTCTGAACCAGCACCTGGAAATTCACCAGATTCAATTTTTCTCTGAATACTAGGGTCCATTCTTTCTGGTCTATCACCATAATCTATTGGTGCTTCACGTAAATTTTTTTTAAATCTTTGTATTCTTTTTTTATTCCGCATATTAGTTGTTTCATTTATATTATTTAGGTTTTGATTTAAAATATGATTTTTAATATCACCTATTGTATAAATTCCTTGTGCTGAATTATCTAATGGTATTACTGGTGTTTCATTTGGTAACATTTCAGCTAATTCATCTGTAAACCACATTTCAGCACCATTACGACCGCCTACTCTTCTAGCTATAGGTTTCTCACCACTTTTTGTTATTATTGCAAATGTTGTACTCATCTTAGTTATTTTATTTACGAGCTTTAGGTTTTGGTCTATGTTTTGGTTTATATGGTGACTTTCTATCTGGCTTTTTAGTCGGTGTAGGTGTCTTAGTTGGTGTTGGTTTTGTTGTAGTATTTACAAATAAACTATCAAAGTCCAACCATGAAGGTAATTCATATTTAGCATCTTCAACATCATTATCAATCACTTCAACGTCATTATCTACCATTTCAACATCTTTTGTTTTTACAGCGATTTCATTTAAAGTTTTCAAAAATTGTGATTTAGTCATATAAGGTCTTTCATATTTTTCTACTAAATTCAATAACCACTGTTCTGTAATTCTTTGTTCA